TATATAGACGTTACCAGCATTAACTTGCGATGCAAAGATATCAGATCTAAGCTCTTTACTTCCAGTTTCCCTTACTGCTCTAACTGTATATCCAGCGAACATTCTTATAAATGCTAGAGCTACATCTTTACCAGCAGAGCCTGGATCCTCAGGAACTATAATCCTAGCCTGAGTACCATCAGCTCTAGCGGTAGCTATCATCCTAGCATTTCGCTGATCTGTTCCCTCCTGAAACCTTGTTACGTCTAAGACATAGAATCTCCCAGCAGTATCTTTACCCAGCAGTACTCCAGCCGTATAATCTCCTTTCCCTATGCTAGCCGCTACGTCCCATTTCCTAACCATCTCTAAGCCTTCAGGAAGCTCTGAATAGTCTATGAACTTCAGCTTATCTACCTTAAAGAGAGCTCCTTCTTTAGGAGCTGGCTTCCCTTGAAAGAGAGCCTGAAAGTTATAATCTCCAGCCTGAGCTCTTATCTGCTCTAGGAAGGGAAGAGGCTTAGCTTCCCAGAGAGCTTCTCCCTCAGCTCTCCCTAATGGATCATCAGCCTCAGCTATGGCAGGAAGGTTAATGAACGTCCAGCTATCATCAGCCTGAGCTTTAAGCCTGCCTATTAAGTCGTCTTCGTGCCAGCGTGTAGCGATTACAAAAGCCTTAGTTCTAGGATAGAATCTCTGAACTATGGAGCCAGTCCACCACGACCAGATATTATCCCTTTCTACCTCGCTCTCAGCCTGAGCTCTATCTTTAATAGGATCATCACAAACTAGGAGGCTAATAGGATTTATCCCAGTAGGAGCTGAGCCTACTCCTCTGGCTATGAGCCTGGCTCCATTAGTTAGGCTCCATTCTTCCATAGCCTCAGAATCAGGAGCCAGAATTCCCATTTCTTTAGCCAGCTCTCTAGCTGGTTTACTCAGGCTCTTATTAGCAAAAGTTTGGTTATAGCCAGTAAATACGACTGCATCAGTAGGATTTCTCAGAGCCCAGTAGATAGGAAGCCTGGTCGTTATAGTTTGGCTTTTACCATGACCTGGAGGTAAAGAGATAGCTACATTCTGGAGCTCTCCTCTTATAACTCTATCAGCCAGAGAGCAGAGGTACTGGATATGAGGAGGGAAGGAGTAGTAGCTGGGTATGGTTTCCTGATACCACGAGCTGAAGCTCTGCTTATGCTCTAGTATCTTCAGGAGCTCCAGCTTCTCAGCTCTTGTTAAGGAGGTATTCAAGCCTGGCATTTAACTCCTCATCAGAGAGCTGGTTTATATCCTTTCCATTAGTCGTTACGTCTAACTGCTCCTTCTTACCGTAATCCTCTTTTCTTCTCCTCTCTAACCACCATGCGGAAGCCTGCCAGGAAGTTTGAGCCGCCTTGTTTATGATAGCTACGTTTCTGATCTCAGCTCTAGCCTCAGCCTCTTTTATACGATTAGCGAAATTCTCATATTTCTCTACCCAGCGGTAGAAGGTAGTAGCATCTATACCCAGAGCCTCATAGCTAGCCTTCTTAGTATTTCCAGCCTCCAGGTACTTAATAATTAGATCAGCCTTCTCCAGGCTATAAGTACACTTCCTACCTCTCTTCTTCTTCTGCTCTTCCATTATCTTTTATACTTCTCCCTTAATACTTTGGTCGCACAATTATTCCAGTTAATCTGATGATGGAGCCTCTTATACTGGCTATTCATTTCAGTTACAGCTACGCACGATGGAGCGAATAAGACTGAGTAAAAGCTCTTTACATAAGTACCATTATCAAGGTAGAGCCCAGTCATACCTCCAGAGTTAACCTGAGTATCTACCTGGCTGATATCTACCTGATTTATGGTTAGCATCAGCTCTCCTCTTATCCCTCCTAAGACATAGGTAGTAGTATCTTCATTTATTCTCCCTAGCCAGCTAACTCTCCTATTAACTGAGCAGAAGAGAGAATTCATAACCTTTCTTTTACACTTAATAGCAGAGCTAAAGGAGGCTTGAGATCCTCCTATGAAATCTCCTCCTTGAGCCAGAGCCAGGATAGAAATAGGCTGAGAAATGATAGGATTACTCTTATAGAAAGTAAGTAATGAAGCTAACATCTTATCAAGGCTTTTAACCTTCTTAGTCGCAGTACAGTAATCTAGATCAGCCTTAAACCTATATCTGAAGGCTTCATAGTCATCATCTAGCTGGAGAAACTCAGAGATACCCAGCTCCTGAGCCAGATCATAGCAAGCATTTCTAGCGTAAAATACTCCCTTCAGCTCCTTGAAGTTATCTGCTGAATCTATCCTCTTAGAGAGCTCCTCCTTAGAGAAGGTAAGTACCTTATCTCCATAGAGCCTCTGATACTCAGGAAGAGTAGGATCTAAATCATCTACGACCAGGTAAACCTTCCCAGAGTAGTTACCTCTCTTCAAGGTTTCTAGCGTGATCTGGTTATCTGGTCGTTTATGAGTCAGGATAAATATACAGAAATCATCAGGAAGCATCAGGATAATCCTCCTGGTAGAGGCTGGCTATTTCCTGAGTTAGCTTTACATATCCAAGCTCTAGAGCCTGGTTAAAATCAATAATAACCAGAGCTGATTCTTCCATTAGCCTCTGAACCTCTGGCTCAGAATGAGCATAGAAATCAGCTATCTTAGAGTAGTTAAATACTATATGACGGGTAGTAGCTTCTAGGAGAAACTTCCTGACTTCAAAAGGTAAATCCAGCTCCTTTATCTTCTGCTCTAGCTCATCAGCCTTAGCTCTGCTATACAGCTCAGATACCTCAGGCTTCTTCTCAGAAGGCTCATAAATAGGAGCCTCTATCTTCCTAGTGTACTTAGTATCAGGCTTCTCTGCTTCAGGCTGAGCCTCAGGCTCTGAGCCTTGTAGAGTTTGGTTAATGAGCTCCTCTAGATCAGCTTCATCGTACAAAGTTTTAGAGAGCTCTCCCAAGTTAGAGAGATAAGCCAGGCTATCAGTCAGCTCATCCAGGTTATAGGTACTACTATCTGAGCTCCTATTATCATCCAGCAGAAGAGCCAGAGCCTCTATATCATCTACGTCTAAGATGTTTACAGATACCTCTCCTACTCCCAGCTCTCTTAAGGCTATAAGAGTATGGTTACCTTTTAAGACGTAGTTAGTACTCTTCTGGATAACCAGAGGTAAGTAGCAACCGTGAGAGAGCAGAGATTTCTTGATATCTGCTACGTTTCCCTTTCTGGCGTTCTTTGGGTGATTCTTTAGGCTGGCTAGAGGTACTTCTGTTAGCTGTATCTTTCTCTCTACTCTTTCTGCTTCCATACCTCTATTATAGGCTCTACTCCCTCATTTCCGCTACTAAGCAGTTAGCGTACTCAGGCTTCCCTCCTAAGGCTAGAAATACCTTTATAGCTGAGGCTGACTCTATAACCTTATTAGCTAGATCAGGCTGGAGATAAAATACAGCTATCAGCATATTCTTAGGAAGGAAAGGTAGATTATGCCTCCAGCCAAATCTGAAATTAGCCTTCTGCTCAGCCATTAATCTACTCCAATAGCCTGAGCTCCAGTAAAGCCAGCTACAGCTCCAGAGATAGCTCCTAAGAGCCAGCTCTTGAGAGCCTCTTTCCAGTCAAAAGCCAGATCAGGAGTAGCTCTCCATTTCTTGAGATCTACGTTAACTGCTGAGATAAAGCCTCCTACGGCTCCAGTTATGATTAGTTTGATTAGGTTATTCATCATCTTTCTTTCCTACCATTGCAAAGGTTCGCACGCTATTTGCCTAATTCTCTTCTTATTAACTATGGTTTCCTGAGCCTTGAGCTTCAGGATAACTCCTCCGACTGGCTGAGGAGATACGTTCCAGCCTTCTGCATAGCTAGGAGCAGTTTCCAGCCCATAGGTATCAAGGTAGCTAGCCGTTCTAATGCACCATACGTTCTTTTGATAAACCTTATTATTCTTAATATCCAGAATCATCTTAACATCAGGATAGACTTTCTTATAATGGTTATGACCTAGCCAGAGAGCATCTACGTTACCGTGCCAAGCCATTAGCCTCTGGAAATCCATTATCCCTTTTGTAACTGGAGCTCCTCCTCCTGCTCCGTGATGACGGTAGAGCACGAAGGGAAGATGAGCATTAAATAAATTAAGAGTTATATGCCAGTATCCGCACCAGCCTCCAGGCTCTACGTTAACATTAGGTAGCTGATTTAACCTATCTATCAGGATAGAGGTTAAGCAGATATGATGACGCTTCTTAACGTGAGCCTCATGGTTCCCTATTCCAATAAATTTAATCAGAGAAGCATAAGGCTTTAGGTATTCATAAGCCATATCCAGAGCCGCATCTAAAGGCTTTACTCCTTGTTTTAGGAGCTCTCTATCCAGAGCATCTAAATCGAACCTCTTTATATCAGAAGGGAGAATGAAATCCCAGAGATCTCCATTTATGGCTATCTCGGCCTCAGCCTCAGCCATACGATTTAGGTCGCTCTTCAGAGCCTTCTTGAGTAAGCTACTACTACCGAAATGAACATCTGAGATTAAGCCTATATTCTTAAAATCTTTGTTAGAAGTCAGCTCGAAAGATGATCTATTTACCTTCATAGCTATAGCCTTCTATTTCTATCTTCTAGGAGCATATCTAACTTTGTAGATACCTCCTTTACCTGTAGAGGTAAATCAGCCAGGTTATCAGTTACCTTCTCTAGCTGGTTTATCTTCTGATGGATCTTCCCTAAATGGAATATCCCTCCTATCATAGGAAGGAGCCAAGCCCAAAAGGAGCTCAAGGCTGAGGAGATAAGGCTAAAGAGCTCTAAGCTATTATTCTGAGATTCAGGAGGAGCTGGCATAGTATTTATTTCCTTAGAAGCCTCTCTGAAAGAAGGGAGAAGAACTTAATACGGGTTTCTTTCTGGAGAATGATTTCTAAATCTTTTGGGTTATCTATGAAGCCTATCTCCATCAGGCAGGCTGGAGGCTGAAAGTCTAATACAGCTAACCTTCTATGCTGGCTCTCAGCCTCTAGCTTTAAGCCTCTGCTCTTGAGCCCAGTAGCTTCTACTAAGCAGGCTAGTACCATTTCAGCCCAGCTCTTATCTCCCTGATCTCTGTAAAATACCTCTACTCCAGAGGCTCTTCCATCAGAAGCATTACAATGAATAGAAAGCAGATGAGAGCAGAGCTCCTCCTGAGCCTCATCATCTCTCAGGCTAACTGGCTGGCTATCCAGCTTGGAAACTCTTGTTAGATGAGAGTCTATCCCTTTCTGAGCCAGAATGAACTTTCCAGTAAGAGCCCAGCTCAAGGTTATATCTGCTTCTGAGTAGCTATCAAAAGTCGCTCCAGGATCATAAACCTTCCTGGATCTATTCTCATAACCGTGACCTGCATCTAATCCGATCTTCATAGCCTCACGGTAATAGACTGAAATCAGGCTCAGTTTGAACCTGCCAAAAGAAATTTCAAACTATTTTAATAAAATCTTGCTCTAGCTATTGCAATATAATTAAAGGCTAGCCTATAATTACAGTATGCTCTGCAGAGCAGAGCAGGAACAGAAATGACAAACTTAAACAGAAACACGGAAACAACTCAAACGACCAACTGCACACGATGCGGAAACTCCCTCCAGCCTCTTGAAGGAGGCTTCTGGAGAGATTCGCTGGGTAAACAAAAGATGTGCGTTAAGTGCCTTGAAGTTATGAACGCAAAAGTAAAGGCTGGTAGAAGATGAAGGAGCCAGCCTTCAAGAAGGTTAGAGTTATCCAGCTCCTCAGCCAGGCTAAGAAACCAGAGGCTCCTCTCTGGCTCTTAGCTGTAATGGAGCAGGAGCTGAAGGTTAACTGTAGGCTGACGCTCCAGAAGAGAAGCAGAGGTACTACTACTGGTACTGCTTGGAGTCGCACAGTCTTAGAGGCTGATCCTGATTATCAGTCAGCCAGAATTCATCTCAGCATCAGCTCAGAAGAGGATAGCCGCTTTACTCTCTTTGTGGCTCTGCACGAAATCGCTCACGTTAACGTAGGAGCTCATCATCAGCACGATAATATCTGGCTGGCAGAGGCTATGAGGCTCTACAAGAAGTACGACCTGGTCGCATGGTTAGCTGAGGCTTTTGAGCAGGGATACAATACCTACAGCTCAGAGAAGAAGGCTATTCTCAAGGCTAATCGTAGGAAGGCTAAGAGGAGCTAGCCTCCTCTTCCTGCCAGGATCTCAAGGAGCCTCTGAGTAGGCTCCTTTCTTTTATTTAACTTTCTTGATAAATTCTCCTCCTTATCCCTTGTATTTAATTAAAGGCTAGCCTATAATATATCTATCCTCATTTCTGAGGTACGGAACTGAAATGACAATTACGACTACTAACTGCCTGGAGCTCCTCTCCATGTTCATCGCATCTGGCTCTATCCCTAACAGCCGCTACTCTGAAATCAAGGCTAGCCTGAGCTGGGAGTTTACTAAGGCTGAAGATAAGGCTAGGCAGGAAATCCTGAAGCTCAGAGCAGAGGCTTCTGAAGATGCAGAAACTCATAATAACCTTACTGATCTCTACTATGCTATCCCTAGCTTTATGCATCAGATTAAAAGATTCTCCAGAGATCTCTCCCTCTATCCTTCAGCTCCTCAAGGAGTTAAGGAGCTGGCAGAGGATTTCCTGAAGGTTCAGGATCTGCTAAATCAGGCTAAGCCTCTTATTAAGAAGGGAAAGGCTCAGAGCCAGCTACCATCTTCTAAGCCAGCTAGAACTTTGGAGAATACTGGTACTTGCCCGATCTGCGGAAAGAATGTTAAGCTCTCTCCTTGTGGACTCCTGGTTTCTCATGGTTACTCCAGAGGAGAAGGCTATCATACTGCTGACTGCTTTGGGAGAGGCTATGAGCCTCTTGAGATCTCCTATGTAGCTCTTGAGGATTTCATTTCTATGCTGGAGAGCTATAAGGCTAAGGAGGATCTCCATCTCTTCCAGCTCCTGAGAAATGAAGTTACCAGCCTTTACTCCAAGCAGTTTAAGAAGCATATCTCTGAGGGAGAAGCTGGCTGGATTCAAACTCTTACAAGTCATATCTATAAGACTAGAACTAACGTAAATACTGCTGAGCTGGATATCAGAATGAGAAAGGAGCAGGTAGCAAACTGGAAGCCAGGAACTCTCCCTGGCTAAGCCAGATCCAGCACCATCATTATCAGGAGCCTCAGCTAGAGGCTCCTTTTATTTTATCTCCCTGATCGAAGCCTGAAGCAGTTAGATATAGGCAGGTATCAGAAGCCTCTGAACATCTATAACGAGCCGTATACGAGAAACTACGGGCATAAAATAGGAGCATTTCTTAGCCTCTCTGCTATTTCCAAGTTATCCGGAAATTCCAGATAACTTAAATTTCCTGGCTGGCAAAAGAATTTATCGCTCCAGCCTTGATTTCTATTATTAGCTAGCCTATAATAGAGGTTAGCTATGCTCAGCATAGCGGGAACAGAAATGACAAACGGGAAACGAATTGACATAAGATCAATGAGATCAGCAAACTATGACGCAAACTACTATGGTTCACGAGGTCCGAAAGGAAATGCTCCTTGTTTACTTTGCGGTAGAGGAGTTAATCATGAGAAAGCATACTGGGTAAACGTTGACTGCACAACGGGTGAAATCGTTGAAGGAAATCCTACAGATCATTTCGAATATGGTTATGAGCCCATAGGAAGAGACTGCTGGAAGAGTCATAAATCAATTCTTCAAGGATTAAACATTGAAAGAAAGGGAGAACAGATATGAAACCTGAACTGAAACTGAAACCTGAGGTAACTCCTCAGCTCGCCATTAGCCTCTATGATGAGGCTGGAAATCCTACTCTGGATCTCCTGAACCTCCTAGCTCTCTGGACTGGCGGTAAAGCCTGGCAGAAGAGAGAGCCTATGAGCAGAAATCTGGGATACGTTAAAGTACCTGATGCTGGCGAAATCCTGAAGAGCCGCATCTACTTTAATGAAGGAAGGCTGGCTGATGTTTACCTGGACTTTGAAGGAGGCTGGAGCCTCAAGGTTTACCTGAAGCCTTGTAACCAAACTGGAGCATGGTATACAAGCCAGAAGAAGAAGCTCCTGGCTGAATACTCAGGAGCTCTGGAGCTAGCCATAGGCTCCTACCATTATGGAGAAGCAGTTACCTGCTACTCCGCTGAAACTAATGAGGCTTTTGAGCTTATGGTACTGAAGTTTGAGCAGAAGCTCAAGGAGGCTAACTAAGATGGATAAGAAGCTGATAGATGTGCCTACTAAGGCTGACTTTGAAAGAGTAGATAGGTATGAGGATCTGAGGAGGGAAACCAGAGGGAAGGCTAACCAGCAGGAGCTCCTAGAGAAGCTGGTTAACTCAGGCTCTCTCTCTACAGAGCCAGTTAACTCAGATATGAGCTGGGTAGATGGAGCTGTAATGTTTATCCTTATAGCTCTGGTAATGCTTGGAGGCTATCTCCTCAGATGAGCCAGATCAGAAAGGCTGGACGCCCAGTAAAGGGAGAGAAGAGAAGAGCTATCTGCCTAAGACTCCCAGAGGATATCTATGAGTATCTGAAGAGCTCTCCTGAAGGGATTAGGCAGAAAGTTATAAAGCTGGTAGAGAAGGAGAGGAGAGCCAGTTAAAAGAGAGAGAGGAGGTAGTTAGCCTCCTCTTTCTATTTATCAAGCCTCAGGCTCTTCTTTCTAAACTCCCTAAGAGCCTTGAGAGTTTCTGGAGTTAACATACCAGAGCTAGGATCTAACCACCATCTAGCCTGAGAGCTAGGAGTTACTACTATCATTCTCTCTCTCCTCTTCCTAGCCTCTGATTTCCTATCTGGGTTAGGAGCTCCTCCTAGAGCTGAGGAGCTAGAGAAGGGAGAGAAATCATCATCTAGCTCATCAGCCATTACTTACTTCTCCTCAGGAGCTATTCTGAGATCCTCCTGGAAAGTTCTCATTACAAGAGCCTTAGCCTCGGCCAGCCTGGAGGAGCTTATAGGCTTCCCTTCTTGAGGAACTGGTAAACCTAAGGATCTCCTAGCCTGATCTATCAGCTTCTCTTTCTCCTCCTCTGGAGCCTTCCTGCTCAGGAGAATAACGTGAGCTACCTCATAGCCTTTCCGATCTACTGTATAGCCTATGGCTGAGTAGTAGTAGAGGTTATGCCAGCTCTTAATACAAGCCTCCAGATACTCAGGAGCTGTCGGAAAGTCTATCCCTGCTGGTACTTCTTCTCCTCTAACCAGCTTAGTAGCCTTTCCAGTTACATAGCTCCAGGTAACTGCTTCTATGATTTCCTTAGTAATTCTAGGATCCTGAGAAATCAGATGAGCATAGAGCTGAGCCTTACTCATTAACTGCTCATCAGAGAGAGAGCCATAAGTCTTAAACCCAGCGTCCAGCAGGAGCCCAAAAGATTTCAAGATATGCTTAATCATTTCCTATATTCTCCATCAGCCTATTAACCTTTTGGATATTAGACTCTTGAGGTAGAGCTCTCTTCTTGTACCTGGGCGGGAATAATCCCTGCCAGCCTAAGCTCAGGCTCTCCTCTATGCTCTCTCTCAGCTCAGCCTCAGAGCAGGAGCTAACCTTCTTGAGATTCAGCTTTAGAGCCTCAAGGCTTAAAGGCTTCTTCATAGATTCTCTATGCTCTACAAAAGAGATCAGGAGGCTTTTGATTTCATCAGAGTAACTCAGCTCATCTATATACTCTTTTAGAATAAAAGAGTTACTCTGTTTATGTTTGTGTTTATGTTTAGTTGAGCTGATGTTTAACACCTGCTCAGCACCTGCTGAAGAGCTATTAACCTTCTGCTGAGTAGCTGGCTCTTTTACCTTAGATTTAGGTTCATTAATCCTCCTAGCCTCTGCTGACTTCCTGCCAGCTATCCTCTTCATTTCCTGCTCTGCTAGAGCCTTCTCCCTCAGTAAATGGAGCTTAGGATTAACTCCTTGAGGGAATAACTCCTCCATAAATGGAGCGAATTCTGAATACTGTTCAGCAGTTATCTGCATTATGCTCAGCAGTCGTTTAACATCTGTTAAACATCCGTTCTCCCATTGAAGATCCAGGAGCTCTCTGTAGATACTCCTAGCTGTAAAGCTCATACTCCTGACGGTTAGACTGGAGTAGAAATCCCTGGGATACCAGGGATACCAGCCCAGAGGAGTTAATTTCTCTTTCTGTTCTTGATCTGTTCCTTTCATTCTGTTCCTTTCCTTATGTTAGAGCTCCATCTCTTCCTGAAGCCTCTTAATAGTAACCTGGACATAGCTCTCCTTGAGCTTCTTTTGATAAGTTACTCTGAAAGAGCCTCCTGTTACTATCCTATGGTTATCATCTTCAATTATGCCAGCCTTTACCAGAGCATCTTCAGTAGGCTTTATCCTATTGCAGATATCTCCTCTGAAGGAGCTTCCCAGGAGAAACTCATAATGAAGCTCTACAGCTCCTCTCATACGGCTGATATGGTTTATAACTCTGAGATCCCAGAGCCTGGCTTTAAGCCAGCTATCATACTCAGGAGTTCTAGCTCTCCCTCTACCTATGTTCTTATAGAGCTTGTTAGCTGAAGGAGGCATAGGGAAGCAGAGTACAAGCTCATTAGCCTTCATCGTCTATGCTCCTACATCCTTTCCAGGCTTCCTTCATTCTGAGAGCTTCTACCTTCCTATCCTCTGGAGAGAGCCTGGCTGGATTTATCTGAATCTGATTAGAGGAGGATCCTTTCAGCTTGATTTCCTTAGCTGTAATAATCCCTCTGAGCCTCATCTTATCCTCATTAGTACCCAGCTCAGCCTGAGCCTCTAAGAGCTTAATCTCATTAGTCAGGATCTCTCTAGCCTGCTCGTTCATAGCTCTATTTCTTAGCTCCATTAGTTACCTCTCCCAGCTCTCAGATAATCTCTGAGAGCTTTAATAACTTTGGCTGGAGTGTAACCATCAGCCATAAGGAGGAGAGATAAACCTATAACTAGCAGGCTTCCTAGAGCTAGGATCAGGCTGATGATGAGAATCAGAATCTGAAGGCTATTCATTTACTCATCTCCAAAAGGATCATATTCTCCTCCTGAGTAGGCTCCAGAAGGCTCAGGCTGGCTGGCTCTGTTTACAGAGGTATTAGCTCCAGCTTCATCTCTGGCTCTATCCAGAGCTGTAACCTGCTCAGCTATTACTTCTGTAATGTAGATCTTCCGACCTTCTTTCTCATAGCTCCTGGTTTCTAACCTTCCATCTATTGCGACCAGCCTTCCCTTTCCAAGGTAGTCAGCTACATATCTAGCAGTACCTTCCCAGGCTTGGACGTTGAAGAAGTCAGCCTCTTCCTTTTTGAATTTCTTGTTTACAGCTATGCTGAAATTGACGATATCTTTACCAGAGCTGGTAGCTCTGAGCTCAGGCTCTTTAGTCAGCCTTCCTATGAGTACTATTCTATTCATGGTTATTTCCTTTCTGCATTTCCTTGATAACTGCTCTCTGATGTTTACAGCTATGCTTATTTCTGCCTGCCAGTAGATCAGGAAAGAAGGGAGATTTCCTTCTGTACATTCCATCATTACACTCGCAGGTTATTACTCCAGCCTTGTTTATAAATACTTCATAGCTCACCATAAAATGAGTTTCTGAAACTACAATAAACATAGCCTCTCCCTCATAGATATCTACAAGGGAAAGGCTGAGCGGCTGAAACCAGTTTACTATTTCTTGATATCCTCCGCGAGCTTCAGAATCTCCCAAGCGTTCTGTACCTGGCTCTCAGCCTCTAAGACAAAAGTAAACGCATCTATACCTTTAGGCTGGAGGATTTCCTTGAGCCTAACAAACTGCTCCTTATCTCCAGCTAGAGAGTTAAACCAGAGCTCCTTACACTTATCTACCATAAGCCTTCTAGCAGTTTCCTTATCAACTGGCTTAGCTACTCCCTTCTGCTCCTTATCATAGAGAGCTAAGCCCAGAGGGTTCCCTAGAGTCATTAAGGCTCTCTTCATAGAGTCGCTCTCAGCCTCTTTGACGGCTGATTCGTGAGCTTTACCCAGATCTCTATCTATTCCCTGACCGAAACCAGTTCCCTCTCTGATGATGTTTAAGTTATCTAAAATAGTAACTCTGCTCTTTGAGATATAGCTTACATACCATAAGCCTTTATCTCCTTTCTGCTCAGCTTGAACTAGATCTAGAGAAATGGTTTCCCTATTCCAGCCCAAGCATCCAAAGATTCTGTTAGCCTCCTGGATAACGTACCAGCTCTCCAGATATGAGAGCTTGATATTTCCCTGATCTCTCTGCTTAATAGCTGATGGATTCAGAGGCTCCTGGAGTAGCTTACAGATATCTGGCATTAGTTAGCCTCCTGAGTAGGCTCAGAGATACTCATAACCTCTCTATCAGGAGTTAGCATAAAGCCTGGGCTATCAGCTAATACCTCTTTCTGCTCAGCAGTTAACTTAGAAATCTGGAAGGATTCAGTAACCTTAATAGCCTCCAGGTAGCCTAGCCTATGAGCCTCAGCCAGAGCTAGAGCTGAATCCTCTACCTTCAAGCCTCCTTTAACTGTTCTAATCTGGACTCTGCCAAAGAGAGTATCAAGGCTCTTAGCCTTAGCTCCTTCCAGCTTCTTCTTTACAAACTGCTCTACCAGAGGTAGCCAGAGCATCTCAAAGTAATTAAGATAGGAGCTCTTCTTCTTGAGAATCTTTCTCTGCTGATCGACCATAAAGCTCAGGATTTCCTCCTCAGCTTGCACCTGTTTAATCAGCCTCAGCCTCTTCTCCAGAATAGCCTGAAGGCTATCCATACTGGAGATACCTCCTGAAGCATCTTGTACTTCTCCCAGGATTTCTCCTGAGTCAGCATCTACTACGAGTTTATCTAGGATCTTGTACTGTTCCATTAGTTTCCTTTCCTTCTTGTATTATCTGGGAACATAGCGGTACACTCTAAGAGGTTGCGTTCTGTTCCGTTTCCATCTGGAGCCTCTAGTAGGCTCCTTTCTTTTATCAGCTATCTCTCCTGTTAGCCTGAAGGCTAGCCATTTCCAGTACTCTTTTCTGAGCATGGTATTTCAAGAGCTGTACAGAGAGATTCGCATCCTCTGCTATGTCGCTGAACTTCCTGAGCCTGGCTTTAAGGATCATTACCTGAGCCGCCTCATCTATGAGCTTTAACTGTATTTCAGTCATCCAAGCCAGCTTACTCTAATGAATCTTTTAATATCAAGAAGTAAAGATTTCTTTTCCCTTTTGCAATAATTGTATATAACTATTGTAATTTCAGGCTAGCCTGGAATAGACTAGGGAGAGCTGGGCTCAGAGCCTGGCTAGGTACAGAATGATAAACCATCTTAAACAGCTTGAGACTGGAAAGAAGTACAAGCTCTGCAAAGAAATCAGCATTAAGACTAGCTACGGCTTAGTTACTCTCCCATTAGGTACAGAGGTAACTCTTGACTACGTCCAGACGTCTCCCTGCTTCAGGCTTGGAGTTACTGAGGTTTCTACTGGAGAGTTCTATGAGCTCTTTGAAGGAGATATCTGCTAATGAGCTGGAACGGATTGATGAAGAGGAGATATATAGGCTCCATGCTATCAAGAGAGGAGGAGAGCCAGAGGCTCCTCTCTTCTCGTATGATTAGCTTTAGAATCAGCGACTTCGATCCTGAGCCTCTTGTTAACTTCAGGCTGGAAATTAGCCAGCTCTATAAGGAGCTGAAGGAGGAGCTAGAGGATCAGGTTACTGGCTCCTGCTCCTGCTTCAGAGGAGATTTCTATAATCCTCCTGAAACGTGTGATAACTGCTCAGCAGAGAGAGACTTAGAGGAGCTGGATGAATTTACCTCTCAGCTTCCTGATAGCCTCTTTAATACTCTTGATCTGCCTGGTACTTATCTTAATCCCTCTGGGAATAAGGCTATCAGAAATAGAGCCTTCTACTATAACCTGCCAGCTCCTTTCTATGACCTGGCTCGAAAGTACTTCTATGAGTTTCAAACTAAAGAGCTACCAAAAGAGATAACTACCTACTGGCAGGATAAACCTATAACTGTATTAGAAGCTACAAAGAGGGAGTACCTGGAGGAGAGGCTTAACTGGGAAGCCCAGTACCTCTTCTATCATAACTTCTGCTATCAGGTAGCTCTAGCCTTATATCCTGAGGCTGACCTGAAAGAGGTTACCTGGTATCTCTGGGAGAGGTAGAGCCAGCTAGAGAAGAGGAGAAGAGGAGGCTAACTACCTCCTCTTTTGTTTTATACGTCCTTAGCTTCTTTGAAGATTTCAGAAGAGGATTTAACTGCTTTATAGATAGCCTCAAGGCTAAGCTCTTTCATATCCTGAATATACATTTCCAGATAGCTAACTGGAGCCCAGTCTCCAAGCCTTGTACTCTTATCTGGGTAGCTAGCTATCTTTACTGCTCCTGAGTTAGTAACGTAGTCATACTCTACGCTTGTTACCTTATGGTAATTAAGGTTAACTCCATAAGCTGAATTAACAGAAACCTCTAGAGCCATTACTTAGCTACCTCCTCTTGAGGCTCTGCTACGGTAGTAGCTTCTGGGAAGAGCTGGTTATAAATCTTAGCCTGAAGATCTATGATAGCCTGGATATATCCAAGTACCTGATTACGACTCTTGATATCTCCAGCATAGTTAATACTATCCATAGCATTAACCAGGAGCTCTGCTTCTTGTCGGGTTAGTTCTAATGTAACCATATTTCTATTTTACTCCTGCTAGAAAGATCCTCCTAGAGCTATTCTCCTCCAGCCAGTAGAAATCCTAACATAGAGGTAAGTATCATCCCAGGCTATATCTCCCATAGTTCCAGTAGAGCCTGAAGCAGTAATGCCAGTTATAGCTGTAGAGAGATTAACCTTATTAGCATTAAGAGTCGTTACTCCAGTAGCTCTATCTATAGAAAGAGCTAAGCCTAAATCTACCTGGGTATCTGAGTATCTCCTTAAATGGAAGTTACTTCCAGCATTACTACCGCTTTCAGTTTCAGAGCTGGCTTGAAGAGTCCATCTGGTAGATCCAGCAGTTCTAAAGAATAATGTTCTAGTAGTACCAGCAGAGTTATTAAGCTGTAGATCAGAAGCTACAACCTGATTAGAAAAGGTAGCTAATCCAGTTGATCCAATAGTTAAACGAGTTGAGCCTCCAGTCGCTAACGTAATCTGACCTGTAGAAGTTCCAGCAGTTAACTGAATCTGACCATTAGTCGCACGGTTAGTTAAAGTTATATTTCCGCTAGCAGTCGGAGAAACTAACTGGATATTATTAGCATTAGTAATACTAAGTACTGATTCGCTAACTCCAGCGACACTTTCAAAGTAAATACCTGTATTATTCTTAAAGAATGTACTACCAAAGAATTGTGCATTATGCCCAGTTAATACATCTCCCATACTGAGACGTAAACCTAGAGAAGAAGTCGTAGTACCTTGCGAAGTTACATAGAAATCTAGATAACTTCCGTTACTTCCTGCCGTCCAAGTTTGCCCAGCTACAGCTTGGATTCTAGCTCTTCCATCTACAAGAGTAGTACCATTATGTCCGCCAAAGTTTAGCTGACCTAGTACATCATTAAACTGGGTAGCAGTTCTACTAGCATAAGTTCCCCTACTAGATCTAAACGCTACGATATGACCTTGAGCATTTCCCGTAGCTTCATATAGAGTATATGGAAAGGCTGAAGATTCTTCTGCTATAAATTGCGCGACTAGAGTACTACCACCATAGCCAGCGGGAATAGCTGAAATAGTTCCTGAGCTCTGGAATACAGCTCCAGCGACTGTAGCAGAAGGAGACTTAAATACATTCTGAGCAGTAAAGGTATTAGGTCTACTTGTACCAGCAGGTATCCAAGTATTCTCTACCTGGGTAAATTCATTATTAAAAGCCATTATCTTAGCTTAGGATCTCCTCTCCTTTAAGGCTGATGCTGGCTCCAGATTCTAGTACCGCATAAACATCTAGGCTAGCTGAGGCTCCATCTACTACCAGAGCTCCAGCCTCTCCTCTGGCTGAGCATCCTACTAACATATCAGCTTTTGTAGGAGCTGTACTTCCAGCAGTTTGTACCTGAAATCTAACTCCTATCCCTGAGCCTAGAGAAGTTGGAATGACTACCCGCCAGCCTATCCTAGTAGCTGTATTAGAGCCAAAGAGCTTTACTGGAGTAGTACTATCTACTGTTACTGCGATTCGCTGAGCTACGTTATTATAAGCCATTATTTCTCTCTCTCTTTATTAGACTAATCTCTAAACCTAAATGATGCATTAAGCAGGATCTACCAGCCAGTAATCTATCCTCAGCATTAGGGAAAGGTTAGCTCCTAAGCTAATGGCTGATACTGGAGCCGCCGCTCCATTATTAAGCAGGATAGCCTCAGTACCATTATTAGTAAACCTAACCTGATTTATAGCCTTATCTGACTGAACGTAACCTATATTAGTAAAGGTACTGGCATTAGCAGAGAAAGGAAATGAGCCTATCCTCAGGAAGCCAGCTCCTTGATCAAGCAGGTTAGTACCGTTAATATAGATATCTACAGAAACCTTATTACCTACTTTCTGATATCTACCTAGCGAGGTAAGGCTATCCCAGTCAAGAGCTCCAGTACTCCCATAGAGATCAGGAGTAAAAGTTCCCTCATCTGGGATAACCGAATTCTGAGTTTGGGTTACCTGACTAAATCCAGGCTCTACAGTTCTATCAGTTCTTAACGCCATTAGCTAAAGTTCTCTCCATCTAAGCTCTCTCTCTGGGTAAGGCTTCCAGCTTCTACGTCTATTAGTATTAGCCTTCTGTTCCCTCCAGAGTAAACATCTTCATCCGCCGCTAAACACTCATCATCTACTCCTGAGTTTACTACCGTAAAGCCAGAGGATAGAATAGTATCAGCTCTATCCGTTTTCTCTCCTTTAATTGCTACTCCATCTAGCCAGTAGATATATCTATTTCCATCTCTTCCTATGACTATGATAGGTTTAGATCCGCTCGCAATAGTTCTAGCCAAAGTAAAAGTACCTTCTGGGTGAGTAGCTGTATAGAGCTTAATCTGATTATTGATTTCAGCTACTAGATAGAGCTTCTGAGTAGAGCTCTGCCTATCTATCGCTATATGTATAGACGTAGCGTTTATGCTTAAAGTATTGACTGTAGTAAAGTTAATGCCGTTATCAGCCTTCCTTATCTGAACATCGCCATTAGGAAGAGCTATAGCGTGAATATGGAGGTTACTGGCTAGATCTACATCTAGAGAAGAGTTACATTTACAGAATCTGAGTACTGTAAACCAGCCGTGAAATGGTCTAACTTTGGCATAGACTGTATTTCCTGAAGTTATCCTCCAGTTATCTTCTGTATTGTTTAGTACTGGATTAAAAGCCCAGATACTCCAGCCTGGCTCTCCAGGAGATAGGAAGGCTCCTGAGTCTACTCCTGCATCAGTTTGAAGCCTGGCAGGAGCATTATTAGTACTAATGAGATACCTTCCATCTTGTACCCAGTCATATACAGTTTGAGCGTAGTTACCAGTAGGAAGCCAGGTATTAGTATTTCTCTTTCTATATGGGAAGCAGGCTAGAGGAGGTATCTCTGAAAAGCTATTTACAAGAGCATATCTAACATCATTCCCATTACCTTTAGGCAGGATAAAGCTACAGCTAAACTTATCTACCACGCTGATACTCTGACCTTCGTAGCTATCATAGAGAGAGCTCAGATCTGTAGTAATGGTAGATGCTAGGTTAGTACCTCCAGTACCTAGAAGGATTCTGTACCTATAAGCCATAGCATCAATAATAGTACTAGCAGTACCCATACCATCTATGAGAGGAGGATTCTGGAAGCCTAAGATAGTATCGTACCATCTCATATTTCCCCAGCGGATACCTGAGCTGTTATGCCAGAGCATACTAAGAGCTTTACTATTCTCCCAGTAGAGCATCGGATGAGTATGATTCAGGTTAAAAGTAGGAAAGTAAATAGTAACTGGATTCGCTGGATTAGTAGGAGTAATGGTAAACCTGAGCTTAGCGAACTGCTTAGCCTTTCCAAGCTGGAAGCCAGCTACTCTCTGATTATCGCTCATAGCAGTAAAGCTCTCTCCTGAGCTAAGCTGGTCGTAGCCTATATCTAGAATGACTCCAGCTCCATTATCTATGCCCCAGGATCCAGCGTACTTATTCTGAAGCCCAGCAGGAAGAGGATAGAGAGCCTGAGCATTACCTATATAAGAGCTGACGTTATCTGCTCCTATGAAGCTAATATCTATATTCGCTACGTTAGAGGTATTCCAGCTAACCTGAACCTCATGAGCCTTCAAGAGCAGGAGGTAAGGATCTACAGAGTAATTAGCCAGATCGAGCTCTATGTAAGCTGGAGTACCAGAGAAGCCAGATACAGTTAAGCCTCCAGCTCCTATGCTTACTGAACAGTTATCAGAGCTCCAGCTTCCTGATCTGGTAGAGCTGAGCGTTATATGATTAGGTAGAGAGGCTGAGAGGATCTTAAACCTCCCTACTCCTATCCATCTAAAGCCTCCAAAGAACGCATCCTGAAAAGGCTGGTTACCATTATCCCAGTACATAGGAGAGGCTATCATAGAGTTCCTGGTTCTAGGATTAGAGGGAAGGCTAGCATTATAGAGGTACTGCTCTTTAATAGAGCTCCAGTACTGATCATAATCCTGAGGAGATCCATCTACCTCCCAGTTATCCTTATGATAGGCTAAAGCCCATTGCGGGTTTACCCAGCTTCCCAGGTATCTCATCATCTTATCTAAATGACCTTGATAAGTGTTTAGAGTTCCTACATAGCTTGGAAACTGAATCCCTATAGTTTCTAGCTGATTAACTGTAGGATCGACTATAGGCAGGTTAGTACAACTCCAGCTAATGACTGAGCCTGGCGGGCAACTGGGAATAGGAACTGAAGGAGGCGGACATAGGCAAACTGTAGAGCCTTGATACGACCAGCTTTTAACGTAGCTCTGGCTCTTACTCATAGTTCTTTCTGTATAGATATGAGCTGGGAAGCAGTCCTCTACCAGGCTAGTAGCATTAGTTACTACCTCTAAGAAGTCATTCCCTAAATCTGGGTAAACAGTAGTTTCTCCTCCAGTCGTAACAGTTACAGCTCCATCAGTACAGCTTCTGGTAGCAGAGCCTCTAACCTCTGGGAAATGAAACCTCCTCCAGAGAGCTTTATAGTTACTGTTTAGTCTTACTATGCTCCTCTCTAGGTTAGGGATAGCTCTAGCTGAGCCTCCATGAGATTCATTCCATACCTCAGTAATGTAAGCATCTATGAAGCCATTACTATACTCTCCAGTACAAGGATTCAAGCAGTAACCAGTAACTATCTGGTCATAGACTACAGTACCTCCCTCTTCTGAAACGCACTCTCCTATGACTCTCTGCTGAAGAGCTCTCCTTCCATCATAAGTAACCTGAGTCTTAGAATAGGTAAAAGAATGAATCTCTATAGAGTAAGTATCAGTAACAGTAACCTCATTACTAAAGTTCAGGTTAAATGGACATAGCATAGAGCCTGGAATACTATTACTCCAGGTATCGCAGTCTAAAGCTACCCAGTTCTCGTCTTGATCCTTAAACCTCCAGCCAGCCTGAATAGTAGAAGCCGCTGAAGCCTGAACCATATACGCTAAGTTTCCTGGGTTACACGGATCATAAGTCGGAGGAGTAAATACTTTAGAGGCTGAGGCCGAGCCAGTAGCATAAAGAGGAGCTCCTATGAAGTTTATATAATTAGGTCCGACTCCATTACTTGTAACATCAGTACCAGTCAGTACAGTAGAGATAGCTCCATTTACCCAGATTTCAGTAGTATTCCAAACTACTCTAAAGAGGCTTCCAGTCAGCTTAGTATAAATCTTTAAGCCTCTGAGCCTTACTACTATCTCTACTGTATTTCTGAAGGCTGGAGCTCCTACAATATAGCCTCCAGCAGGAGCTCCTACTCCATCATATTTAGCCTGCCAGGAGGTAGTACCAGCTCCATCATCTGAGGAGCTAACCTGGAGAAATATGCCCTGGAGCACGTTAACTGAATTAGGTACATACTCTGTATAAGCTGTCGCAGTATGACCTTTCGCCAGAGTTCCTGAGCCAGATCCAGTAGCTGATACTAGATGAGATTCAAGCCTATACTCTAGGCTATCCGTAGAAAAGATAAGACCATTATTCGGCATTTAGTTTGATTTCCTTACATCCGCAAGGCTTAGCCTTTATAGTAGATTCAGGAGCTCTAGCATCAGCCTCAGCTCTGAACTTGTTAGTAAACCTTACAAGTTCTAGAAGGAAATCCTCAGCTCTGCATTCGCATCCAGATATAGATACCTCCAGAGTTATCTGCTCTCCAGCTCCTCCTATGTCTAGCTTTACCATCATAAGTTATTTCGCTGATAGAGAGGTAGCCTGGTAACTGATCCTTCTATGAAGCCTCTCCTAGCTATGAAGTTCCTAACTCCATTTATGGTACTCAGGTTTACTATATCCTCAAAAGAAGTAGCATCCGAGTAACCAGTAATGTTACTCAGGATTATAGTAGCTGGTCGCCAGATCCAGTTCTCTCCAGGCTGACTCTGAAGGAAAGTTTCTGGATCCTTGATAACCTCTCCTGAAATGGAGGTAACAATATAGTCTCCTAATCCATCTAGAGTTACCTTATCTGATACCCAGATAGGAAACCCAGTAGTATCATTTACAGGTAGCTCTACCTCTATCTCTCTAACCTCTCTAGCGACTGAGCATCTTTCAAAGAGCAGAGTACAAGCTGAATCCGCTAGATCCTGGGTAACTATGGCTCTGTTAGTTAAGCCTATGCTCTTGACTACTCCTAGCCAGTTAGCAGGTCTAGAGCTTGGAGGAGTAGTAGGATCTATGGAAGCTAGATCCTTCTTTACCGCTTGTACTGGTAAACCTAGCCTATTATCATAGCCAGTAACTATAACCTCATTTCCCTCAGGAGCTATATAATGGTATCTCTGCTCTCTGTATACATACCTCCAGGCTTCATCTGTAGGCTTCCCAGCCGCTATAGCATCAGCCGTAGTTTCATACCATGTATATTTACTGGCTGAGCCATTTATAGAGCTCTGGCTTTTGGTAGTAAATTTAATGAAAGTATTAGGAGCTCCAGTATCTAGTACTGGATACTCTCCATACCACCACCCGCCTAAATAATCCTGCATAACTTTAGAGAGGTAGCTCCAAGCGTTCTCTCCTATGTCAGCTATCTCTATGAAATCTCCGCAAGTAGCAGGAGCTTTATCTCCAGCTCTTACTGAAGCAGTTTGAAGGTTCAGATCATAATCAGTACCTCCTACTAAGTGTACAAGTCTCCTGATAATACAGTCATCTGTAGCGTGAGAGATAAGCATATTATCAAAGATCATTCTCTCTCTGAACTGGTAACTCTTGAGGAGCTCAGTTATATGAGCATTAGATTTCAGAATAGCCTTATCTGAAGCAGTAGTAGTAGAGTACTGAAATTCTATGGGCTCAGTCATACCTTCGTGAACTATGGTATCTCCTAAGTACACTAATACAGGTTTATTACTATGGTCATAGAGCCCAGTTATTCCAGCCTGAGAAGGATTAAAGAGATCAAAAGTAAAGCTAGATCCTCCAGTTTCAGGAACCTGATAGCTAATCTTCTGCCAGCTATTACCCAGGTTAGCTACCTCTGAATCATCTGTAAAAGCTCTCTCCCTCTGATAGCCTCCAGCTACTCCATAGACGGCAGGAGAGGAGCTTCCATTACCTGAGAGAGTAGCTTTTATCCTGAGCTTGTTTAAGACTCCATTAGGTACAAAAGCCGTAGTACCATCTTCCCTAACCAGGCTGACTGCTACCGCATCTGAGTTACCAGTTCTATAGCTGATATCTCCATAAACAGTACCAGAGCCTGAAGCCCAGGCTGGATTATTGATAGGCTCCAGAGTAGCTCCTACAGGAGGAGGAGAAGCCAGGTCATAGACAAAAGAAGAAGCATAGCCAGAGGTAGCGAACTTCAGAGGAGAAGCCTGAAACTTAACAGTTCCGTTCATTCTGATCCAGAATCTGGAGGCTGGAGTAATGGTAGGAGAAGGATCTGTATCTAAGATATCTTCAAAGATAGCTCTAACTCCATTTCCCTTAGTACTGAGTACCAGGAGTTCTTTATGTCTACAAGGGAGAATGATAAATTCAAAGAGGTTATTCTCCAGTTTAGAGGAGCCATTAGTACCAGAGAGCTTGCCTTCAGTAACCTTCTTCCCTCCTCTCCATACTTCACAAACTCCATCTGAATAAATTCTTAGAGCTGTATCATTAGCGACTCCAGGAGTATTAGAGTAACCGCACTCCATCGCAATATAGGTAGAGCCTTCTGAGTATGCAAAGAAGCCAACGTAAAAGCCAGTATTCTTAGCGTAGGAGCTGGTAGTTTGTACTGCTACTCCTGAGGAGGCTGGAGTACCTTCTAGGTATCTGCTACCTCCTACTCCAGTAATATCAGTTTCTTTCCAGGGAGAGGAGAGTCCAAAGTCAGCTAAGCCTAATTTATCGTAAGGAGCTGTATTACTTGTATACCAGTTAACGTAGTAGCATCTGGGACGTAGGAAGAGTGTATCTGTTAATGGATCTATCCAGGTATCAGAGAAGTACTCTCCAGTATTAAAGGTATCTCCTCCAGCAGAGAAGCCTATCCTATCTCTCTTCTGCCTCCATTGATCTCCATCTATTGTTATATCAAACTTAGCTCTAGGCATTAAACCTCTCTCCTGCTAACGTTTCTCCCTACTGTTACATTAGCAGTACGGCTAATCTCCCTTTCTATAGCTACTCCCAGCTCTACCAGAGCTTGTTTAATATCCTTACTTCTGTTAGGAGATCCTCCAGCCATATCAGTTAGCTCCTGCTTAGATAAGCCTCTCCCAGCTAAAGTACCTCCTCCTAGAATCCTATCAGCTATGTTAGGAGCTGGATTAGTATTCTCAGCAGTCTTACGAGTATGCTCTGCTATCTCTGAGAGTTTCTTTCTGTTAGCCTTATCCTTCTCCTCCTGAGCTTTAGCCAGCTCCTGAGCCTGCATCTTAGAGGCTTGAATCTGCTCTTCTCTAGCATCTTTCTCATTAGCTATAGCATCTTTCTGAGCCTGCCTCTCAGCTCTCTTCTTTCCAGCCTCATCAGAAGCCAGGAGAGTAGCTTTAATCCTCTTAAACTGATCCTCTACACCTTCTCCGCCAGAGTAAAGAAGCTCAATAGGGTTATATTTCATTAGGTACTTAAAGCCAGGGATATTAGCTAGGAAGTCATAAATAGCTTTAGCTACTCCTACTATGCCAGTTATGAAGTTAGTTATCCTTTCATTAGCTACTAATACAATGGCGGCTACGTTAACTATAGTTTCCTTAAAGCCTCCAAAGTTATCAGTAAACTGAGAGAAGGTATTAGCCAGGAGCTCTCCAAAAGTAGTAAAGAAACCTGAGCTCTCTAGCTCTGATATAGTATTACCAAAGTTATTTATATTCTCCAGGAAGGCTTTATTAAAGGCTCCTCCTATCGCAATCTGAGTAAAGTCTATTGCATCAGCCAGGTTATCAAAAGCGTTCTGAGTACCTCCAGCCTTCTCAGGTAGTTTCTCGAAACCTGCTACAATCGCTTCCAGAGCTTGTTTAGAGGTAACGCCCATCTTTTGGAGCTTCTCAGTATCAGCAGTACCAAAAGCATCTTTGAGCATCTGATTAACATTTACTCCAGCCTCTGTTAACTGCAAAAGCTCCTCAGCAGAGAGGTTAGCCTTATTCGCTATCTGGCTCATAGCCATAAGCACTCTATCTAAATTCTCCTTACCTCCTCCAGATAGAGCATTAGCTTTACCCGCTCCAGCTACCGCTCTCATACTGAATTCAGTTCCTAAGCCAGCTCTCCTTAATCCCAGGTAACCAGTAGTAGCTTCCTTAACTCCTAAGCCTGGAGCCTTCGCTATATCTCTAAGCCTACTAAGACTTCTCCTAGCCTTCTCCGCTGATCCTTCTACAGCTTCTATAGAGCTTACTAAACTCTCAAACTCAGCCGCCTTCTTCATAGAGGATCCTATGAGAGCAAACTCTACAGCTAGAGCCGCCGCTACCGCTTGTCCGACTTCTTTAATAATCCCAAAAGCATCAGTCGCTAATCCCTTAAACGATGGTCCGACTTTCTTAGTATCTGTCTTATCTGTATTCTTAGCCGCACTACTAGCCTTCTTAGAAGCATCTTCTACTTCTTTAGCTCCTTTCTTATAGCCTGAAGCATCTAATACGTATTTAGCCTCTATAACTTCTACTACAGTTGACATAACTTAAACTCCTATAAACATCATAGCTCCAGCTAATACCTGCATAGCTGGAGCAGAATCTTCCTGATCTAAGATAGCCAGAGCTACCAGCTCTGCTAAATGCTTGCTCTCCTCAGCGGATAACTCATCGCAATGCTTGTTATAGACTTTGGCTGAGATTCTTAGCTTCCATCTTCTAACGTCATCTCTGAGGAGGTTTCTTTTCCCTCTTCTACTTCCTCTACAAACTGCTCATAGCTAATCTTATGGTGATACTTCTCCATCTGATCCTGAAGGTTCAGAAGGATATAGCCTCCTCCAGCGGTACTCATTCTTAGAGCCTGAAACTGGCTAAACTTAGTAGGCTCAGTAGAGTTATAGTAAAGGCTGACTACTGCTACCGCTTCATCCCAGGTTAAAGGGAGATAAGGCTCCCAGGCAGGAGGTACTTTCTTACTCTCTATGAGCCTCCAGAATTTAGTTAACTCAGCCTTAAAGCCTTCTATGAAGCCTACTCTATCAGGAACCTTACAGGTAATTTCTTCTCCTCCTGGGAGAGTTATTACATAGGTATCTGCTTCCTGAGGCTGAGAGTACTTACCTACTAAATCATCCAGATTAGTAGCTATTTCCCTCTTCATTCTTTCTCCTCAGCTACCTGATCTTGAGGCTTAGCAGGAGCCTCCTCTCCGCACTGCTCAGCTCTGAAACCTCCTCCTAGCTCTTCTACTTTTGCTTCTTCTTTCTTAGCCATAATTTCTCCTATCAGCTCTTGACTGGCTGACCTAATCCCTTAAAGTTATACTGTTCCGTTACGATACCTTCTTCTGGCATAGTAAAGGTAGCGGACTCTATAACTGAGTTACCAGTATAAGTTCCTACAGTAGCTATCTGGCAAACTATGGTGAAGAGGCTAGTACCAGTTAATACAGAGGTAAGGAGAGTAGATCCAGTAGCTGTAGTAGGAGTACCTCTCTGCTCAAAGTCTACGTTAACCAGAATCAGGTTATCTCTCTCTACTGTAACCTCAGCTCCAGTTAGAGTTACGGGAAGCACCAGTACTACTCCTCCTACTGTAAGGCTAAGCGTAGTATTTAATCCAGCCAGAGATCCATTAAGTGTATCAAAGAGAGTAGTAGTATCTGCATCCAGAATCTGAAGAGTAGCAGAGCCAGTATGCTTAGTACCAGTAGCCTGATGAGTTTGGAATTCATCAGCTCTAGCAGAGCACTCCTGAAGCGTAGTATTTACGTTAATGGTTACGTTTCTAACCTTAGCTACTACATCAGTTACCAGATTAGCTACGCTCATAGTTAGAGAAGTTTGGCGGGCTCCAGTAACTGTTCTCATAATCTCAGTTCTAGCTTCAAACATTCTTTTAACTGGTACTGAGTTACTATGCCTCTGGGCTCCTCCCTTCCCTTCTTCTACATTAGCTCCTACCTTAAAGCTGACGTTCGTGAAATCTGCAAGGTAGCTAGTACCTCCCAGCGTATATGCGACTAGATCTCCTGAGTATTTCATTTAGTTACCTTTCTTATGTTTAGAAATATACATATCTCTAAAAGCCTTTCTGTACTGCTTAATCCTCTTTCCAAGTTCTCCGCTCTCAGCTCCATTTCTGCTCTTTCCCCAGATACCTCTAGCTACCATCTTCTTAGTACCAGTCGGTAATAAGACATAAACCGCACCTTTAGCCTGAGAGTTAAAGCCTGCTGATAGGATCCATCTGCTAGTACCTTTCCTATCTATATTGACGTATTTACTTCTCTGCAAGCCTCCAGAAATCTTCCCTATGGGTAGCAGAGGAGCCTTTCCTTTCCTTTTACCTTTATCCTTCCCTCTCTTGTATCTAGAGGCTCCTCTCTGCATACCGAAATCTTTATTGCCAGCATCATCAGATCTACGACCGTACGGATGACCTAGCCTAGCTAACCATTTCTCTCTTTCCTTCCCTTCAGGAGAAGCTCCAGAGGTTAACTCAGTCATATCATCTTTAACGTTCTTCTTGATAACCTCTACAGCTTGAGACATAGAGAGATTTAGAAGCTGGAATTTCTTCTTAGTATCTAGGTAGCTCTGGGTAGAAGTCTTCTTTACTGCCATACGGTAGATTTACAGGTAAAGGTTAAGTTAACTGCTACCGCATTATCTGCATCATCTAAGGGAATAGGCTCCCAGCTCTCTACAAGAGGATTATAAGCTACTCCTCCAAAAGGAGCAGGTACAGAAGGGATAGAGTTACTCAGCTCAGAGAAAGGAGTAAGGATATCTATAAGAGCCTCAGCCTTATTATTCATGAGCTCTTGAGGATCTATGCCAGGAACAGTAGGCAGGCTGAATAATCCTCCGATGCTCCAGCTCCAGCTCTGCTCTACAGATCTACCTGATAAGCTCCTCTGAACTGAATTCAAGGTAATAACTGCTTTAGGTAGCTGGAGGTTTAGCTTGTTACTTCTCCCAGGAGAGGTACTTTCTACGTCCCAGGCTTGTTTAACAGCTATGGCTATTGCATTAAAGATAGAGGAGTAATGGCTCATTAGTATCTCACCTTTATACCAAAGATAGCAGTATGATCTGTAAGTATTCCCTGCTGGTTAGTTTGAATAGTTTCTATGGTATAGATTTCTCCCTCCCAAACTATGAAGCCTCCTACCTCTAGAGCTGAGAGAGTAGTATCTGAGATATCAACGTAGAAAGCGAATCCATCAGTAACATCTCTTCCGAATACATCATAGGAGGAGCTGGGAGATAGAGCCTGAGAGCATCCCTTTACCCATACTCCAGGTAGATCAGGATTAAAGCCTTCTATGACTTTATTAGCATCCTGCCTAGCAGATTCAGAGAATATTCTAAAGCTATGAGGCTTAAAGGGAACCATTAGAATAGCCTATAGCTCTCAGCTATCTCCTTAGCTCTCTTTCTAAACAGAATTGTAGGATCATCTGGCTGGCTGATTTCTATGAGCCCAGTCTTAATACGGCTCTTAGTACCTCCAGCAGAGTTAAGCTCTTCTATAGCTCTGGCAGAGGCTAAGTAGTAGAGAGCATTATTAACATCTGCTCCTATCCCTCCAGAGGCTTTATATCCCCAGGCTCCAGTAATTTCCAGCCTAAAGAGAGGATAGCTCTTAAAGATGAGCTGAGTATAAGGAGCATTATTATCTGGAAGCAGATAATCTGTATAAAGTGTAAAAGTAGTACCTGGGTTAGCTCCATCTATTCCAGATTTAACCAGGCTAGGCTGAGCAGATAGAGGAGTACTGAGATCTAAGATATAGCCTCTTCTATCTGCTTGTATATCTCTAGGATCAAAAGTTCTAGTAGAGCTTACAGCTAGGAAGGGAGTTACTCCTACTAGCCTCTCCCAGTCGGAAATAGCTCCATCTAGATACCTCTGAGAGGTATCTGTATCTATCTCCTCTTCTACGAATCCATAGGAGAGAAGGTATGAAGCTAATTCCGATGCTGAGATATAAGCCATTAACTTAGATGCTAGAACGTGAGACTACGATAGGCTGGTAAGCGTTCTGGATACCAGTAGTAACCTGAGTAACTGGTACTGATCTAGGCTCCAGGAAGCAGAGCATAGCTCCTACCGCTGAGTTAGCAGTAGTTCTCGTAGTAACTACTCGAAGGTAGCGATTAACTACTTCCGAGATACAGATAACGATGTTCTTATTAGCATCTGCATCTGTAAAAGTTTGAACTGCTCCAGTAATATCAGCCCAGGTAGTACCATCATCAGATCTCTGTAGCTTAAAGCTACCAGTACCAGTAGCCGTAATCGCACCTAATGCGATAACAAAGTTAGCAGAGAAATCAGAGATAGCATCTACTGTAGCTGAGTTAACTGCAGTAGTACCAGCCGCCAAGGTACGAGTAGTAGCCGCCGTAGAATCAGGAGCTACAGTAACGATCTGAAGTTCATTAAAGTTCATCATGGTTTCACCCGCAATCGTGTAAAGGCTTCAGCGAGTACTGGAGCCGCATCTGAGTAGCGATGCATTACATAGCCTAGCTCTCCAGCAGAAGCGTAAGGATCCTGATCCAATACCTGAATCGTAAGATTTAAGAAATCATAGATTCGGTAGTAGGAGAAATCTCCGAATACCGCCGCATAAGTACCAGCCGCTAACGTGTTAGGAGCTGATTCAGTTTCATAGAGAGGCCGACCTTTAAGCACCATAGGAGTACCTACAGCTAGAGTATTACCTACTCCATTAGAATCAGTAAAGATATACTGACCTGCCGTATCCTTGAGCTTCATTACCGCAGTAATAAACTGACGTGATCCTACCCATACTGCACGATTTCTAATAGTAGCTTTAACGTTCATCAGAGTACTGAGAATATCATCAGCCGCAATAGAAGCTCCTACAGTAGTAACATCCTGAGAAGTCGGGATACCATCGTTAGAAGCAGTAAAGATACCTAGCCATTTACCTACTCCATCTCCGACCATACCAGCCTCTTCTTCTTTCAGCCTAACGTTATAATCAAGCTCATTAGCGAGCCAGTTCTCAACGTTGATAACTGCTGACTCTACGAGGAGCCTTGAGTTAGAAGTCTTAACTGTTACCCGATGAGGCTTAAAGTCCCGCTGACCTACGTTAACAGAAGTAGAGATAGCTGGCTCAGTTTCTCCCTGCCAGTAAGCAGTACCTCGGTTAGTTTGAGAAGGGATATTAACGTTACCTGCAATAGCTTGCACGTTAGAAATCTGTCGCAAGAAGATAGGATTATCAACTGGGCGAATGATTTCGTTAGCAAGTACTGTAGGAACTAAGAAGCCTCCCTGGACGTTAGGATTAACCTGCTGGTTAGCTCGGATATGAGTTAGCTGGCTTGAATCTCCTCGAAGATAGCCTCTCCAAGCTCGTACCAGAGCCTCTTCCTGAGCAGGAGCCTGAGCCTTACCCATAATGGAAGGAGCTTCTCCAGGAGTCGTAAGCATAGCTCTAGCGGATTCAAGATTAGCTCTCTTCTCCAGCTCTGCTTTAGCTTCCAGCATATCATTAGAAGCCTGGTTAAACCGTGCCTCTACATCCGCTGGCATTTCTACGCCTTTACCTTCGTACCGCTTGAGAGTTTCATCTACAAACTGTACTGCACCAGCTAACTGCTGATTTAGTTCTTGAATTGATTTCATAGCATTTCCTTAATTCGTTTCATCATAGCCTCTTGTCGCTCCAGAGCTGTAGGCTCATCAGCTTTAGAGATTAGAGAGTTCAGGCTATCCCTTAGCTCCTTAACCTTCTCAAGAGTAGATTTCCCGATAGATTTCTTTTGAGAGCTTCTCAAGGCTTGTACCTCTTGAGCTCTCAGAGTTACAGCTCTAACAGATTCAAGAATCTGATCTAGCTGATCTGATAAGGAAATACCATCAGGAGTACTTCCTAAATCTTTAGACGAGTTTCTAACTGATTTAGCTTCAGATTCAGGAACTGCTGGGAAGTTAACCTGGCTAACCTCTAGGATCTTAGCCAGCCTGATAATCAGGTAACACTCTCCCTTACACTTCTTAATCTCTTCCTGGTTAAAGAGGTTCAGATCATAGCCTAGATCAGAAGCTAGCTGGAGTAACATTTCTCCATCAGAAGCCTCAACGTAATTAGCTATCTGGAAGCCTATGCTCAAGCCTACTTTCTTTCCAGCCTTAAGCCTCTCCATAGCTACAGTTCTCGCATCCATCGCATCCTGAGTAGTATGATAATCTACCTCTACCTCTATTCCAGCTCCATTATCTGTAGCTGATCTAATAAAGCCTATGGCTAATTCATCAGCATCGTGAGAAGCCAGGAAGCTACCGTTCTTTACAAAGTCAGGTAAGCAGGCGGTAGCAGAGCCTGGAGCGAATACAGTCTTATAACTATCCATCTGACCATAAGCCAGAGCCATACCTCCAAGCCCAGCGGAGGAGGTTTCCTCAGCTCCAGTCATTCTAAGAGTGAACTCCCTTAATTGTCTATTATTGATATTCATACTTTTCTCTTCCTTCATTAAATCGTTGTAGAGGCTTCTAAACCAGCTTCTCCCAGGAGCTCCTCCCCAGAGCAGAGCTGATACCATAGCAGGAGAGTTAGGCTCCTCATCTAGAAATCTTTCATTTCTGCTCCACCATCTATAAGCCTTCCTGACCTTAGCCTCAGTAACTGCTTCTCCATCAGCCATAGCTCTAGCCTCTTTAATGGTAGCTGGCTCTAAACCATCTCCTCCATATCCCTCATCATAGAGATCTAAACCTCTTTTACAGGCTCTCTGAACTGCTTCTGGCGGAGTCAATTTCATAAGTTATTTATATCCTCTTCATCTAACATTAGATTAACTGGGTAAGGAGTGTTAACCGTTCTTTCATATAGGCTTCCCTCATCCAGCTTAAACTCTAAATGACACTTACAGTTACCTAAGCAGGGAGTTTCTCCAGCTCCAGGAGTAGTAAATAGATCATCAGGAAGGAAAGGAGAAATACTCGCTAGTGTTGGACACTCACCGCAATGCTTCTCATTACTACCTAATCTCCAGTAGATTTCAGTTTCAGGAGGGAGTCCATCTATACTAGCTTGAGCAGTTACTCCTCTAGCCTTCCCAAGGTATAGACGCATCCTATTCTTTATGCGATTCATATTTAAGGATCCATCTTCATTAGTGTAACGACCATCTTCTAGATCCTCTATAAAGCCAGCTAAGTACTCGGCATCTATATCAGCTAAGCCTCTTCCCTTAAGGATATCCATAGCTTCAAACTTAGTCGCATCGAAGGTTATTAAGTCTCTACCTATCCAGTTAGCATTAGCATTAGTTTGAATAAGCGTTTCAAAGAAATCGTCAGCCCATTTCTCTATAGAAATCTCTCCAGCTCCTAACTTGTTAGCTATACCTAAGGCTTTATTCCAGTTAAAGGTAAGCATATCCTGAAACCAGAGGTTATGAGATCTATCTCCCATAGGAGAGAAGGCTGAAGGAAGAGCTCTAACCAGTACCTGAGCTGGAGTATCAGAGCTGAAGGATTTAACAGAAATCAGGTTAATCATCAGTTATCTAGCTGGATCTCTTCTAGCCTATCTCTCTCTTTAGCAGAGTATCTCCTGGTAGCTACTGCTGGCTTAGTAAAGCTCTGTAAATCGAAGAAGGTTCTAGGATCATCTAAATCAGTTTGGAAGCCTACCGCCTTTCTATACTCTCCTCTACTAGAGCCTCCAGCCTTAAATATCTCCCTGGCTCTATCAAACTTAATAGTAATATCTTCTTCCAGCTCTCTGTAGGCTGAGATATTAAACGCAAACTCCTGATTATCTGGAAGTACTAAACCTTCTTCCCTAAAGGCTCTTTCAAGAGTAGAGCTGATGATATAGAGCAGAGGGAGAATAGTATCTTCTATGAAGCCTTCCCTAGCTTCCTTCATATTGTTATAGGTTTTAGTATCAGAAGGTAAACCTAGTACCATAGGATCTACTCCTAAGGCTGAGAGTATTTCAGTCATACCGTGAACCTTCTGCTCTATAGCCTGAATATCAGTCGGGCTCATACCTACTCTGGTTATCTCAAAAGCTCCAGGTAGATCCATAGCCTGACCTCTCCTATCCCTGGTAAATGATAACCATCTCTCCCGCATAGATAGCCTCTGCTCTGTAGTAGGAGGGATAGCATTAGCATCTTTAGGAGAGAAGATAACTCCTGGGATACCCATATTAGTCATAAGAGTAGCAAAGTAGTTACTAGCTTCATTATCTGTAACTACCTGACGCAAGCAAGCCATTACCGCTGATAAGCCCAGAGCAGGATTATTAGGATCTACTAAACCATCTCTGAAATGAACTATATCTGAAGGAGCTACATAGAACATAGAGCCTCCTCCATAAGGAGTTACCTGATATCTGGTTATCAGATCTCCTCCTCTGTTAGGATTTCCATCTATATAGCTATCTGATTTAGGTACTACCTGCCACGGCATAAGAGGTATGAGGCCGAGGAGGTAACCAGTCTTACTTCTTCTCTTCAGGAGGTAAGCATTTCCATAAAGTTTCAGGCTAACAGTTATGCTCTTGAGAAGTACTGATTCATCCAAGCCAGCCATAGGCTTAGTAAATGGAAAGAGGTAATAGCTAGGCTCATAAACCTTACTACCATCTGGGTTTATTGTCTTAAGCTCTAGGCTGACCTGAGCTACTTTAGAAGCTATTTTATTGACTCCTATCGCTAGAGTAGAGTTACTCTCTAGCTGACCTGCCTCCAGCCTCCAGTTTCTATCAGTAGAGGAGTATCTAAGATAGCCTCCTAGAGTACTGCTTGTACCTACATAGGGATTACCTACAGCTAGGCTATCTCTATTTCTAGGCTCTTTACCTACTGCTCTAATTTCTAGTCCGAATAGCTTCATATCATTTACCAGTCATAAACTGAAGATTTATTTACAAGCTCATTAAATGCTCCAGCAGAAGCATCTACCATATCATCATGTTTACCTGCTGGGAAGTTTCTGAGCTCTTCTATAATTCGTCGTTCCAGGGATT